TTTTCATCATCTTCAATAAATTTCTCATATGTCTTTTCTGCGCGTTCAGTCGTTGGAATCATTTCAACAACATTGGTCAAATAAACCTCACCTGTTCTATTTAACCTTCCGCCTTTAATGCCATTATTAGCAACAGCTGATAATGATAGGCCGCCACCTTCCCATTTCCATAGACGAAGAGCATTTTCTAGCTTAACCTCCATTCCATTGGCATATGAAACGTCGCCAATGTGAACACCAGCAGAATAAGTCCTGATGATGCATCTTCTGCCAATCATAAGATGTGGTTTTTCTTCTGATAAAAACTCATTATTAGATGGTAATAGATTTTTTATTTCTTTAATTTGACCCAATGTCAAATTATTGATATCAATGCTCATAATTCCTCCAGTTTTTTTAATAAACAATTGCATTTTATGCATCTTTTATCTGGTAGACTTTCCAGAAACTCAGATAATTTTCTTGCTTTTATCATAGTGTTTATGAAATCTTCCATTGAATAGTTAAGAACTCCTTTATTATGTAGATGGAATGGAAGTAGTATTGATTCTAAAATTTCAACTTCAAAACTGTTGTCATTTTGATTGGTTCGGGCAATTTTGGTGGCTTTGCGATTTTCACCAGGGTCTATGCCGCTGGTTAGTAGCTTGCGTGCTTCTTCGCGAGCTTCTCGTGCTTGCTTAAGACTTGTTTCAGGATAGGTGCCTAAAGATATGCGCCTTTCTTTGCCATTCATGCGGTATTTGAGACGCCACCACTTGCCGCCAGCGGGTGCAATTTCCAAATACATGCCATTGCCATCTGCCAGTTTATAAGACTTATCTTTGGGTTTTGCCTTACGTATAAGAACGTCAGTTAGTTTCATTTTAATTATCCATCTTCATTTTTATTAATACTAAAAAATCAATAAGTATGGACATTATATATTAATATTATTCTATTGCAAGTATTTGTTTACATAATTATCTATCTTCAGGAAGCGATTTATTGACAGTTAAAATGACATAATTATTCGCTTTCCTTGATGAAATAGATGTATTTATGCATAATGAGTTAAAATAATGAATAATTATCCAACTATGACAGCTTATGAACGAGTTCATTTAGACATTACTGATGAAGTAATAGAGAAAGTTAAAAGGATGGCGGTATGCGGTTTAACTAAGGATGAGATAGCCGATAATCTTGGAATTGGAAGAACAACTTTCTATAAAAAGCTCAGAGAAAACTGTGAATTAGTGCACGCCATGAATAATGGTTTGTCAAGTGGTAAATTGAAAATAACGAACATTGTTTACGAGAAAGCAGTAGAGGGTGATTTAAAGGCATGCGCTCTTTATCTGAATAGACTAGATAAGAGAGGTTGTGTAGATAGTCAATCATCAGATGCCAACGATAAAGATCAATCTGAGGTGAAGGTAATCAATAATGGTGATGTTGCTGATATGACGAAGCAGTATCTAAAGCTGATGGGAGGGAAATAATGCCTCTTCCATTTGAGTTTGATTATGCAAATCCAGATTACTGCAAAGTCATTAAATGGCGATCTGATAATCTTAATAAGTTGAGAACTAACCCATCCTACACAGTCCCCCTACTTAAGTCCTACTACAAAGACAATCCTGGTCAATTTATTACCGATTGGGGGTGGACATTCAATCCTCAGGCAGCAAGAGAAAATACACCCTCTATGATTCCATTTGTCTTGTTTGAGAAGCAAGATCAATGGGTTCAGTGGGCTATGGATAACTGGAAAAATGGCCGACATGGCATAACCCAGAAATCACGTAGGATGGGTGTTAGCTGGTTAGCTGTCTGCTTTGCATGCACCATATGCTTATTCAATGAGGGAGTTACTGTAGGGTTCGGATCACTTAAGATGGACTCAGTTGATAAGCTAGGTGACCCTTCTTCTCTATTAGAGAAGGCGCGTATGTTTCTGTCCAGTGTTCCAAATGAGTTCCTAGGTAACTTTGACGTTAGAAAGAATGCGCCTCATATGAGAATTATGTTTCCTGATACCAATTGCATAATCTCTGGACTGTCGGGTAATAACATTGCTAGGGGTGGTAACCTTTCTTTGCTATTTCTAGATGAATCAGCTCACCTAGAGAATCAAGACTTTATAGAGAGAGCAACAAGCTTCTCAACAAACTGCAAGATAGACATATCCACACCTAATGGGACCAACAACTCATACTATCGTCGATTGAAGGCTGATGATGCAAATGTGTTCACTTATTTATGGAGAGATTACCCTGGTAAAGATGACGCATGGTACCAAGAGGAATGTAAGAAGATAGCTGATCCTCTTATCATAGCTCAGGAACTTGATCTTAACTATTCTGCATCGGTAGATTTCATAGTAATACCGCCTGAATGGGTTAATGCAGCTGTTGATGCTCATATTAAGCTGGATGTAAAACCAACAGGATCAAGAGAGGCTAGTCTAGACATAGCTGACCAAGGTAAGGATTTAAATGCATTAGCTGGGAAATATGGCATCATGTTGGAGCATTTAGAGATATGGTCAGGTAAAGACTCAGATATATATGCAAGTGTTGAACGTGCCGTTAAACAATGTATAGCGTTAGATTATGAGGTCTTATACTACGACTCTGATGGATTAGGTTCAGGTGCAAGAGGGGATGCCAGGAAGATTAATGAATCACTTCCAGATGGGGCTAAGGTTAGGAATGTACCATTTAGAGGATCAGGTGCTGTATTTTCTCCACTGAGTCAAATGATCCATGGAAGAAAGAATGAAGACTTATTCTTGAATGCCAAGGCTCAGTCATGGTGGTCACTTAGATTACGGTTCTTAGAAACATATCGGGCTGTCGTTGAAGGGTTACCTTTTGATAAAGAGAAGATCATCTCAATATCGAGTAGTTGTAATAATTACATGAAATTAATCACTGAATTATCTCAGCCGACATATAAAACAAATGATAACGGTAAAATTATCATAGAAAAGATGCCAAATGGTGCAAGATCTCCTAACTTAGCAGACGCTGTTATGATGCTTTATGCGCCACATTCAAGAGGATGGGTAAGTGCTAGATAGAATTAATAATATTTTTAAGAAAAAAGAAGTAAAAAGTAATATTGATGAGCCTGAACTGAGAGAAAGGAAATACCAACACGACTACCATCCAAGAAAAAGAATCACAATGGATGAAGTAATGGCGCGTAATTTTCCTGTAAGCCCAACATCTCCTACAGATAATAAGAGCCATGAAAGTTATGGGATGGATGATGCTGGTCCTGTCATGCAAACATCTATTGGTAATCCTATTCTTTCTGATGCGCTACTTAATTGGTTTGGAGCACAGGCATTCATAGGATATCAGTTGTGCGCCATTATTATGCAGAATTGGTTAGTTGATAAGGCATGCACTATCCCAGCAAAAGACGCAATAAGAAATGGTTTTGAGATTACGGCTAATGATGGTGAGAAAATTGATCTAGAGCTGCTTGAAGAAATAAAACAATACGATTGTGATTATAAATTGTTTGATAACTGCATTGAATTTAGTCGGATGGCGAGAGTATTTGGCATTCGAATATGCATGTTCAAAGTAGATTCTGATAATCCAATCGAATATTACGGTAATCCATTTAATATTGATGGCGTTAAACCAGGATCTTATAAAGGTATGTCTCAAATAGATCCTTATTGGATAACGCCCGAACTTGATTTTTCATCATCAACTGATCCATCTTCTATTAATTTCTATGAGCCAACATGGTGGCGAGTACAAGGAATGCGTATTCATAGAAGTCACCTTGTTATCAACAGGCCCTATCCTGTCTCTGATATTTTAAAGCCTTCCTATATGTATGGTGGAATACCTTTAGTACAGAAGATATATGAAAGAGTTTATGCAGCCGAAAGAACAGCTAATGAAGCACCTTTGTTAGCAATGACAAAAAGAGCTGGGATATTAAAGTTAGACACATCACAAGCTATTGCTAATCAGGGTGGAATAGAACAAAGAATGCAAGACTGGCAATTTTTCCGCGATAACTACGGGACAAAAATAATAGATACAAATGAAACTTATGAACAAGTTGATACATCCTTATCTGATTTAGACGCATTGATCAATACGCAATATCAGATAGTTTCGGCTATTGCAGAGATTCCTGTTTC